CCCCCGCCGCTTCCGCCACGTCGTCTTTGGTGATGTCATATTCGGTTACGGAAAACACTCGGAAGATACTGACTGCTGCGATTGAACTGGGGGTTTTGCCCATCAACTTGGGATACATAGAAATCATATCCGCAAACTTAATGCAAGCCATTTTGAGTCGCCTAAACTTAGAGTCACATTCGAACAAATTCATTTCGGTAAGTATCCTAGGAATCAAATCCGATGCCTTCGTGATTCGAGAGTTCGACGGGCAAATGACGTCACGTGCCATGTCATACGTGCGAGACACGTCGTTGCTGTCGATCCCAAAGGCATCTGCAATTTCGTGCGTTGTCCTCGTGGCATTCTTGTTCTTACACGCCCAGAACAGACAATTGGCTTTCACGCCAGCTCGCACGGCTCCCCGGGTAAGCTGCGTCTCGCTAAACTTCTTGTAATACCCCTTCGCCGCCTGGAGTACGCCACCCGGTAAGTTCAACTTCAAACCGACGCTATCAAACTCACAGTATGCCTTATACAAAGCTCTATCGACGTGGTTGATGGAGCTGTGATAGTTAATCTTACTGACAAGTCTATACTTACCGGAGTTTTTGCCCGTCATAGAAATTACAGTGCCGTTGCCAAAGTTAGCAGAAAACAAATCGCTCTTGGGTGCTCCAACGCGAGACGGATCATACGCCTTTCCGTCCTCGCTCACGCCACTCACCCACTCTGCCTCTTCGCAGATGTAAATGCCATCGTCATAGCCACACTTCGTGCACACACTACCAAATTTGTAACCCGATGTGTTACAGTTTTTACAAGTATAAACATCGTTTTTAGAAATAGAAGGTTGTTCTTCATGGTTTTGATAAAAAACATCCCAGATGCTGCTATCAAAATCAGACATTTATTTCGGTGCAATGGAGCGCGTGTGCCTCAAACACACGGCGAAACACAAGACATGGTCACACACACTTTTAGCGAGTCTCTACTTCCACTCGACCGTCACACTTGGGGTGGGATCCCAAAAAGAAAAGTCGAGCCTTTGAACACCCGCCGCGTCCCTCCCTCTTCGCATGAGCCGAACAGTACGTCTCCACCTTTTGAACTATGTCATAATTATCGTCGTAACCGATGAACTTTCGGTTTACAGATCCGTCACTGTTGTGGTATTCCTGTTCAACCTTGAAACAATAACCGCCGTGCCCAACGCTGGGCGGAGGCTTATTAGGTGGATTTGAACTATCCAACCGTGGCTTCTCCGAATAAATCTTATACAAAAACGAACGGCTGTCTACGCGGTTGGGAGTGTATGAGGCGGGCATTTCTACTCTTTCAATAAGCTATAGTGTTTAAGGTCTTTTATGAACATTAGACTTTTATAAAATCGCATTCTAGTTGAATAAGGAAAACCACCGGACAACATTAGTCGCCTCAATCTGTATTTTCCGGTTGAGTTTAATTTTCGCAAAGGAATTGTGGAAATTATGTGTTCCAAGTCGCCAGAAGAATAAGCAAAAGCAATGCTCGCATCCGAACCACGAACACTTCGTAGGTTATTTGAAAATAAAGGATTTTTTCTAAGCATGCCGAGAGCCACCGAACGCTGGCTTCTCACCACTCGTCTCACTTTGTAAAGTTGGACATCAGAGTCGCAACTTTGAATCTTTTGGAGCAACTCAATTGGGAGAGAATCCATACTTGTTATTTTTTTGCTGGTATCTTTTAAATGGCACTCATCAATTACGCGAGGCGCCAAAGACTCGAGTATCTCGATAGCCCGCCACCAAATCAATGGAATTCCATTAATTACGCAACAAGAGCCTGCATATTTATATTATTTATAGCAGTAATAGTTTTATATAAAAGATGGTCGAATAAAAATAACAATAAAGTATAGATGAACAACCCCGACCCCCCAGAGCTAGAGCTAGCAAAAAAGTTTTACGAAATGTATGCAGTGGGGTGCATTACAGCAGGTGAATTTCCCACTGCGGGAATGAAATGCATAGGAAGATTCCAAGAATTCCCGATCGAAAAATTCCCGATCAAAATCGAACCGGGACAGAGTGGTGGTGGTGAGTTCACTCCTATTTCCGGGGAAGGATTATATTTAAAAAGCTGCGATGAGGCTGCATTCAAAATTAGAAGAGACATATTAAATGACAACACGACGCCAAGACAAATCCCATTGGAAAATGCACTTAAATTGTTTTACACAATTAACAATGGATCGTCTCTGTCAATGTGTGGTTACGATAACGGCAATAAGGTAACGAGGGGTGTCGAATGGAGCAGTAACGAGTGGAGAAAACTAACAGAAAAAACATTTAACGATCTAATTTTAACAGATCTTAGAAATCAATATTATACCGCTTGGGGAAAGAGAGACGAAAAGAGTTTAAACATACTTAATAGTTCGAAGTCGTTGGAGAATTATTACAAAGGAATGAATTCGTTTGATGAAATTGTTGTAAAATACGACTACAAAGGTGACGATGGTAAAGAAGAATATTATAAAAAATTTAGCGGACAAAAGGGCATGTGGGCTTTTAATTTTTGTTTAGGCGGGAGGTATTCTTACCCAAATTTTAAACCGCTTTTTAAAGATCAGTTTTCAAAACGTTCCGAATCAGGGAGAGACGAGGGGCAACTTAAAAACTCCGAATTCGTAAGACAACTACTTAAAATAGCCAAAACAAAGGGTATTGATTTGATGTTAAAATCGAATTTTGGCTTCCCGTCCACCCTTAATGAAGGTATTTACAAAGACGCCAATGAAAAAGCGAAAGAAGCTCTCAGATTTTCAGAAAAAACTTGCTGGCTCACGCAATACCCTATGTTAGATTTTGGTACAGCAAGTGAATTTTATGGTCACGAAGAAGCCGAACACGTGCTTCCGTTTAACGTGTCACAAACATATCTCATAGCCACCTCGGGATTTAAGGAGTTTCATGAACTTGTTGAAGAAACAGTTTCAAGAAAGGGATTGCCCAAAAAACCTAAAATTGTAGCTAAAAAAAGAGTACCAGTAAAACGATCCTCAAAAAGCACGGGAAGGAGAAGAAGCCGTAGATTGGGTAAGAAGATAAATGATTTAATAACGGTAATAGACGATTCGAATGAGACTCTTGCTATCAAGGAAAGATTACGTGTACTATATAGAGAATACCAAAAGCATGCAGATAATAAACTCAAGATTACACAACCTGCCGCTGTATTTAGAAGAAATTTATTTGACTTGTTTTGTGATAAAGTTAGCAAATCCCTTAGACCAAGTTTGAAATTATCAAATCAAATTAAAAGTGACGTTTTGTTTCTTAATTTTGAAAATAAAGGGAGTGAAGGGAATATTGATGTAAAATGTGGTATAGACAAAGATGTATGTGATGCATACGAATTAATACTTTTCGCATCGATTGTTGATTTGGGTTATCAGGGAATTCTTGCACGCGGGAGTGAGGATGATATTAAGGGATTAATCAGTAATTTTAAAAAACCCACAATGCAAAAAAAATACTTGGAAGAGATTGTTGATTACTTAAACAAAGATGATAAGGTTGGGAAGAACTATATTATCAAGGCTCAACAGGTAATGTATAAAGATAAAAAATTTAAGAATAGAATTTTTGAAAAAGATTCCGAAATAATGGAAGTACAATATGATACGATAAGGCAAAATTTCGAAAAGAACATTAGCAGTGTAGATAAACCTCAAATAAAACTCGATTGGATAAGTAACGACAAGTTAGAAATAATTAAAAATGCATTCCAAGAAGCAGGGCCTTCGACTTCGTGATTAATAATGTTATTAGAAGTTAGTACATGTCGTCTAATAACACGAGAAAGTCACCTCCTCCTAAAGCACAGTCTCAAGGAGGCGGCAGCGTCGAAAAAACATCAAACTCGACACTAAAGTCGACACCAAAGTCGACACCAAAGTCGACAACAAAAGGTAAAGGAGCTGTTCCTACGCCATTGCCAAAACAATCGAACTTCCCGCCTGTCACACAACCACTTCTTCCGACAAAGATGATAACAGATGAAAACTTCGCAAGGGCTGTTGGGGCAACGGCTGCAGTGCAGGCGGAAGGCGCGGAGGGAGACACAAGAAAAGCTCCGGCTGCCGGCACGAACGCCGCGGCGCTCTATGCTAGACAAGGTAGCAAAAGATTAAGATTGGATTTTGGTGGTGCAACAAAGGCACCTGTGTCGGAGGAGCCCGAGCCAGAGGAGCCCGAGACGGAGGAGACCGAGGAGGAACGCAAGAGGGCGGAGGCCGAGGCCGCGGCGAAGGCCGAGGAAGACCGCAAGAGGGCGGAGGCCGAGGCCGCGGCGAAGGCCGAGGAGGAACGCAAGAGGGCGGAGGCCGAGGCAGCGGCGAAGGCCGAGGAGGAACGCAAGAGGGCGGAGGCCGAGGAAGAGGAAATAGAATTAGACGAAACGCAAACTGATATAATTGAAATTATGTTAAAGATAGTTAAGTTGAGGTACATTCTTGCTTCGGATGAGACGAATAGCGGTTTGAATTCGGTTTTGTCTGGGCAAATCGACATTCTTAAAGATATAATTGAAAATGACAACGATTATGAAAACTTTTGTCAAAATTCGGTTGACACCGTGTCTCAAATTATAATATCTTTCCCATCATTTTTAACACCCGAAGGTAACATTGCAAAAAATTTTGATGAAAAGGTAGAAGCAAAAAAAGAAACATTTACGTATGACTTCGACGTTAAAGAGACTAACAACAACTCTCGTTCGACTAATAATAGACGCACAAATTCAACACCTGTTGACATAGAATCAAAAGCAAGGGCGGCGTTCGATGTTAAAAAGTATTTTTTTAAAAAAAGTGCATACGACGCCGTCGGGAAGAGTTTTGAAATTTTGACCCCACCGGCGGATGTCGATTTTGGTGTAATGAACAAATACATATATATTGACCCCGAAGACATTAGGGATGAATACTCTTCACAGAATAAGGTAGACGCCATGGCGCTGATGACGTCATCGATGGGATTAATGCACAAAGATAAAAACTTAGATATTAAACTATCGGTAAATCCCTATTGTGGTCATATGAGATTGTACAAACTCCCTAGATCATACGAGAGGATAAAGGAAATCGTTGGGGACGAACCCAAAGACAAAATAAACATACTTACAGCGTTAGGAAAAACTCTGGAAGATGTAAGAATTCCCCCTTTTAAATACGAAAAAGCATTTAAAGAAGCTTATATTGAGGTGGCTGGGTTCGCCACCGAGTGATTAGATTATAATTAGATTTTGATGTTCTTGGGGGGCTTCATGATTTCATCGACAATCTTCCACTTGACGCACTCGTCCGGGTTGAGATAGATATCCTTCTTCATCAGGTTCTTCATCTTCTTCTCCGGAATGTCGCAGTGCTCTTCGTACATCGTCTTTGCCATTTCCATGAACTTCTCGCAGTTCTTCATCTCGTCCTTCATGTCTTCAAACTTGCCCCAGAACCCGTCCGTTGCGAGTTGGTGGATGAGGACGTGAGCGCGCTCGCCAATCATCTTCTTGCTTCCTCCCAGTAGGAGGAACGTGGCGGCACTGGCACAGCACCCGACTGCAATGGTGGTCACCGGAACGCGAATCTGCTTCAACTGATCGTGTCCGCTGAAACCCGCAAACATATCACCTCCGTTGCTGTTGATGTAAATCTTAATCTCGGGCTGGTACCCGGGATTCTCGATCATCCTGTAGAGGAGATCCTTTTCGAGCTGGCGGACCACCTTGAAAAGATAACAGATGGAATCGGTATCCACATCCGCGGAAAAGAAAATCTCGTTCCCGATGATCTTAATGTCATCCCATTCATCGCTCTCGGTGTCGTCCTTCGAATCGGTCATCTTACGGTACGGCATTTTGTTTGAGTGCTTTCTTGATATTTATGAGGCGCCTACCCCTTAACTCAGTTTTTAGCGATATATGTTTCATTAAATCAACATCACAAGATTGGAAGTCGTAACTCCTAACAGTCGAGAGAAACTCGTCATTTGTTACGTTTTGGAGAATATTAGAAAAATAGTTAAGGGATTCGAAGTCCAACGACGCACCCGGATTCCTCGAAATGAAATTAGATAACTGCTTAGATCGCATTTTCATATTATAACACTTTGTCCAAGCCGAGCCGGGTTTCATTTCATTCTTTTTTACTTTGTTTTTTATATATTTAGATGGAATCACACACGCCTCGAGTGTAAAGTATGGAAGAAAATCCCAATTTCCTGCATACATTGCATTGTCGTATTTGTCCGCACGTGAGAAAGATTCGGTTATTTTCGCACACTCCTCTATCGAATCTGACGTGTAGTTTGAAAAAATCAAATCCTGGGTGTGTCCATGCTCCTCTATGCCCTTCCCGATGAATTTTTTGTATCCATCACCCCCTTCGCATATCAATTCATCCACGGATTCCGTTGTACTATAAAATTTATCCGGTTTGTCGGGTGCAAAGCCAAAGCGCGTGTACATTTTTAGAGATGTGATGAAATTTCGTATGTTGCTTCCATCCCAAAACTTTAAAAATTTCAAGTCTGAGATTTTTGAAATTTTCTTTTTGAACTTCATGAGTTCGTTCATGCTGGGGGGAGTCATTTCTATCGCCACTCCTTCCACGAACGATTGAATTTTGTCTCTGTGGCGGGTGACTATGACCACTGGTCCCATTATTTGCCGGGGGTTTTTGATGTACTCCGCCGCAATTTTCCACCCGGGTTGTGATATGTCAACGTCATCGAAAAACCACACACTCGAAGTTCCCTCAACTCTTTCTATGAAATCGGTGGTTTCTGGCTTCGATTTTAAAATGTCCGAAGTGAATTCCACGAACTGGTAATTTTCGAGAAGCAATCTCGACGTGAAGCTCTTGCCGCATCCACTCGGTCCATGCACCACACAAACGTTGCCTTCGTCCACGTGGCGCTCGAAGTTTCTTTTGAAACCGTCGTTTTGTATAATATTTAGATTATCGGTTTCTTTTTCTCGTCTAATAATAACAAAATTCTCCATGATAGATGAATTGACAGATCAGGTTCTTGATATGATTTTCACAAATAAAAAAATAAAGGAAAAGTTATATCCTTTATTTTATTTGATCATTTGCTTTAACCTTGCTTTATTGTTTATGATGATCTACATGACAATAAAAATATATTATATTAGTAAATGTCTGGCAAAGTTATCTACTTGAAGAAGATGCCCCGTGTGTCTGGCTACAAGTGGCAGGCGACTTTGCCCAACGGCGCCACGGTGCGTTTCGGTGCCGCTGGGTACGAGGATTACACGACGCACGGAAACGCTCTCAGAATGGAACGTTATCTCGTGCGCCACGGGGGGTCGCGCTCGGGGTCTTTGAAGCCCAAAGATGTGCACAGTAACATGCTGCGAAAGGCTCGCAGCTCGCGCGAGAAGTGGGGGAAGGACGGGGTGGGAACGGCGGGTTTTTGGTCTCGGTGGCTTCTGTGGAGCATGCCAAGCATACAGGCTGCAAAGAAGCACATAGAAAAAAGTGTGCTTAAAGGATACAAAATAGTAATAAGGAGATGATAGTTGTTGCTATCGATATTGGATACGTGAACATGGGCGTCACGCGCGCCATCATCGACGAAGAGTACGACGTTTCCTTCACGAGAGCCTTTAAGGATGACATAACGGTAATGAAGCACAATACGGTGAAGCCCTGTAATTGCTGCATACCACACACGAAAGAAACCGTCGACCGCGTTGCTCATTTCATTCAAGAGCACCGTCCTTTATTTGACGAAGCGGACGCCATTCTCGTGGAGAGACAGCCTTTAACAGGATTGAATAACGTAGAGGCTCTCATAGTCAGTTCGTTTAGAAACAAAGCGGTAATTATATCTCCCAACAAGATGCACAAACACTTTAGAATATCTCATTTTGACTACGAAACCCGCAAAGTCAAAACAAACGAAATAGCGTTCCCCTACGTTCACTTTTTGGATTCTTACGCGTGCCTCGAAAGGCAGCACGACATTGCAGACGCAGTTTGCATGACTCTTTTCCACGCGAGCTGTTTAAAAGATAAAAACAAATATAAGAGAAGAATAGAGAGACTTCCTTTTGACGAGTACAGATATGTCAGACCTGCCAATCACATACGAACGAATACACCAGGGAACTCTTTTTCGTGAAACGAACAAGGTATCTTTCTATGGAATGGTGTTTCCTTCAATCGTCGCTGCGAGTAAGATACTCAGGGAGTTGAACGGACAAGATTATTGCATAGAAAGACCGTTCAAAAAGAAAACCTACAAAGGATACGTGTTGAAAAGCGGAGAGGTCGTGGCGATGAAGATGAAAAAGAACCAAAAACCGATATGGTTTTGCGACGAATATAGTGCAAGTATATACTGTAGATATCGTTAAAGAATAAAAACTACTATATATTATAAAGATGGTTCTACAAGTCAAGCGTCTCTCGGATAACGCAATTCTCCCCGCCAAGGGCTCCCCCCAGGCGGCTGGGTATGACCTTTACGCAACGGAGAGCATGGTTCTGATGCCCGGTCGAAGGGCAGTGGTTCCAACAGGAATTTCCATCAAGCTCCCATCGGGAACCTATGGTCGCATCGCTCCTCGCAGCGGTCTCGCCGTGAAGCACGGCATTCAGACCGGTGCTGGGGTTGTCGACCCGGATTACACCGGAGAAATCAAGGTGGTTCTCTTCAACCAAGATCGCAACACTTACGTGATTCACCCCGGATACCGCGTGGCTCAGCTCGTCCTCGAGAAGTACGAGGATGCCGCAGTGGAGGACGTGACGGAGATTCCGGAAACCACCCGTGGTGAGGCGGGCTTCGGGTCGACCGGGGTGAGTGCACCTATACCCATCCCAAAGAAGAAGGCAGAGCCCGCTCCTAAGGCAGAGCCCGCTCCTAAGGCAGAGCCTGCTTCGAAGTCCGAGCCACCAACGCCGGCAGCCAGATCGCCCTCCTCGTCCCAGAGGAAGCCCAGGAAGTCGCGCTCGACTCCCGACACGTCTACCAGCCAGTAAAAATTTATATAAATTATCATACTTAAACACATCGCACGTGTTGTAACTATGGTAGTATTCCAGGCGGTGTCCTGGGAAGCATTTGACAATGATAAAGGACGTTATGAAGTTTGTATATTCGGTCGTACGGAGGGTGGAGAGTCGGTGTGCGTTAGAACGTATTTTAATCCCTATTTCTTTGTGAAAAAAACGAATAAACATTCGACTCTAACTGCATCGCAATTCAAAACTGCCGTGAAGGAAAAGCTCGAAAACCGCTTGACAAACGATGTCAGCACCTACAGCGAAATTGTGAAGGGGCTCTCGATGATCAAGAGGAAGGACTTGATGTATTTCCAAGACAGTTCAGAATACGTTTTTGTAAAGATCGACTTCGCGTCTCTCGGGGCAATGAAGAAGTGTGAACGCGTGTGTCACGATTTGTTCAAGGGGTCTGTGTACGAAGCAAATCTGGAGCCGTTTTTGCGTCTAATGCACAGAACAGGGATAAAATCGACGGGGTGGCTCGAGGTGGATGACAACAAATGCATGAAAACGAATAAGAGCACATGTGACATAGAACTTTTCACCAAAAATTGGAAGATTTTAGAAGCGGTGGATCGCGATGACATTGCTCCCTTCAAAATAGTTTCGTTTGACATAGAAACAAATAGCAGCACGGGGAAGTTTCCAGACCCCACGGAGGAAGGCGATGCCATCTTCCAGATTGCGCTCACGACGAAGTGCTACGGAAGTCCTGAAATAATAGATAAAGTGTGCTTGTGTTATAAGAAAACTAGTGGAGAGGACGTAATTTCGTATGACACGGAAAAGGAACTACTCATGGCATTTACCAAAAAGATAATCGAACTTGACCCGGATGCCATAACTGGTTATAACATATTTGGTTTTGACCTGGATTTCATATGGAATAGGGGTCAGATGTTCTTCGATAATATCGAGCACCCATTCTACTATATGGGTCGCTTGAAAGACCACGAAAGCGTTCAGGTAAAAAAGAAGCTAAGCAGCGGTGCGCTAGGAGACAACGTTTTGAAACTGCTGCCAATGAAGGGTCGTTACATTTTCGATCTGTTTCACGAAATTAAGAGAGAAAAGAAACTCGATTCGTATTCTCTCAATAACGTGAGTAAAACGTTCCTCGGAGACCAGAAGATAGACATGCCTGCCCGCGAGATGTTTAAGAGATTTGTGGAGGGCGACCCAGACAAGCTCGGGGAAGTAGCAGACTATTGTTTGAAGGATACGATGCTACCACACAAACTAATAGACAAGCTCTGCATATTTACAAATCTTGTAGAGATGGCGAAGGCAACGTGGGTTCCTTTGAGTTATCTATCCGAACGCGCCCAGCAGATTAAGGTGTTCAGTCAAATTACGAGGAAAGCACGCGATCTAGGATTTGTCGTTCCGACCATAAAACTCGATAAAAACAAAATTCCGAATGATAAATACGAAGGTGCTACCGTGTTAGAAGCACACAAAGATGCTTACTACACTCCCATCACAGCGCTCGATTTTGCGAGTCTGTACCCGAGCATCATGATGGCACACAACATGTGCTTCTCTACGTTGGTCATACCCGGGAGTAAATTTGATAACCTCGATGGAGTCGAATACGAAGAATTCGAGGCGGGAGGGAACATCTACAAGTTTGCACAAAACGTGCCAAGTCTGCTTCCCGTCATTTTGAATGAACTCAAGCAGTTTCGCAAGAAAGCGAAGAAACTGATGGCGCAGACACGTGGCACGCCGATGGAAGAGGTGTATAACGGGCAGCAATTGGCGTACAAGATTTCGATGAATAGCATTTATGGTTTCTGTGGTGCGAGGCTGGGAATGTTGCCGTGTGTTCCGATAGCTGCGTCGGTGACTAGCCAGGGCAGAAAAATGATAAACATGACTAAACAACGCGTAGAAACAAAGTTTCCAGGTGCAATAGTTAGGTACGGTGACACTGATTCCGTGATGGTGGAGTTCCCTTGTCCCGGGATGTCGCAAGAAGAAGCCATCAAACACAGTTGGAAACTGGGCGAAGAGGCGGCAGAGCTTTGCAACGAAATGTTTAAGAAACCAAACGACCTCGAGCTCGAAAAGGTGTATTGCCCTTACATTTTGTATTCAAAGAAGCGTTACGCAGCCAAGATGTGGACGCAAGACAAGAATGGCGAAATGGAAATGGAGAAGATCGATGTCAAAGGACTACAGTTGGTTCGCCGCGACAATACGCCATACACGAGAGAGGTTTCGAAGGAAGTGTTAAACAAAATTCTCGAATCGAGCGACCCGGAACCCGCGATAAATCTAGCACTCGAGCGTGCGAAAGAACTTCTCGACGGAAAAGTCGATATGTCGAAACTCATTATGTCAAAATCGCTTTCCGACACGTATAAAACAAAGCTATATTGCAAGGGCTGTGGTGCGATTGAGGGGGAGGTTTGTAAAAAGGGGTGCAAGGTGAAGAAAAGGGAAAAGAGCGACAAATGGAGCTATTCCGCGATGATGAACGAAGAATTCCAAAACCTTCCTGCTCAGCCGCACGTCCACGTAGTACATAAAATGAATATTAGAGAACCAGGCTCTCACCCTCACACCGGAGACAGGGTTCCGTTTGTTCTTGTAGACACGGGAAATCCGGCTGCAAAAATGTTCGAGCGAGCAGAAGACCCTAAATACGTGTCACAACAAGAAGACGTGAAACTGGATTATTTGTATTACTTCACAAATCAATTGAAAAAACCAATAGAAGATTTACTTGACCCTTTGATAAAAGGACGTGACATCTTCCGTGATTTGATTCCGCCTAAGCCACTCAGAGGTAAGAAGGCTGTTCCTAAGTGCAGGCGCATAGACGAAATGTTTAAAGCTTTCCAACAATGATATTACACTATGGTTGATATTAATAAGCTCATTCCTCCCAGAGACGTGCTTTCTAATATGACCCCAAAAGAGATAGGAGACTTGTGTAGTCTTATAAATCATGCTTATTATACCATTCTAATGCAAAACGAAACAACTTTGTACTT